AGTAGCGCCGCCCCTCGGACCAACTGATGTTGCGCGCTTGGTGCGCCATTGGCTGCGTCTTCATCGCGCCGCACCTTGCTGCACGCCGAGCGCGCGGAGGAACACCGCATGCCACCCGCTCACCGCGTAGTTGGCGGCAGCGGTGAGGCAATTCATGTCGCGCGCAATTGCCGCGTCGTGTCCAGGGATCAGGTACATCTGGCGCTGATCGCTTTGCACGACGATGAAGGACCGTCCACCGTGCGCCGCGTAGTTGATGTGCCAAGCCACCTGCGCGGGGCGCAGCGCGCGACGCGGGAAGAAGCGTGTGGTGGGACGCTTGGGGAGGCGAACCGCCTTGAGCTCGAACCACGCAGTGATGGTGGCGACGGCGTGCACGTCTGGGGTTCCGGTGCCGACGCCGTTTTCGATTCGCTCCAGGAACACTGTGCGCGGCCTGTGCGAGCGCATCACGTCCCACATTCTCTGCTCTGGTTTACGCAAGGGCGAGCTCCGGTTGGGTGAGGACTTTGATCTTGTCGACTGAGAGCATCGAGAATTGCCCGAGCCACCGCCCACGCAGCAGTACCCAGTCCTCCTCGTCCCGCAGATTGTCCGCGAGCCGCTCGCCAATGCGCGGCCAAAGTTTTGTGCCGACGCGTGCGAGGACAGGCTTGGTGATGGAGTCGTCCACCACAAACAAGTCGAGGAACAGCGCGTTGGGACCGTCGTAATCCGCGCCACCACGACGGGCACGGCGCACCGTTTCATTTTCGTCGCGCCGCTCGCGCCGCACCACCTTGGCGATCACGACAACATTCTGTCTGTCTGTGAGTTCGGCAAACTCCCGCACGGGACCATTGATGCTGTGCGCTTCTGGGTGCTCATAGAGAGGGCCCCACTTAGTGTGCGCCTCGCGCAAGTCAGCAAATTTCACTTCAGCGCTGGCGAGCTTCTCTTTGTCCTTCTTTGTGAGGCCAGCGCCATCGCGCCGCGCCACCATCGCCGCTGCGGTCGCGGGGCCAATGCCCTGCAGCGCGGTGAAGCCGCCGAACAGCGTGCCGTCTTTCACCCGCCAATCAACCTCAGACCGCTCCGCGTCGAACGGAACATAGGGCACGCCTTCAGCGACGAGCTCGCGCAGCGTTTCAATCACTTGGAGATCGTCCTTCGCGTTGCGGAGGAGCGCGGCGGCGTAATCCAGCGGATGATAAGCCTTCATCCACGCACACCAATAGCTGATCACGGAATAGGCAACGGTGTGCGACTTGTTCATTCCCCAAGCGCCGAAGGAACAAATCTCCTCCCAGATGCCGACGGCAGCCTCTTCATCAATGCCGTGTGTGGCAGCGCCAGCGACAAACTTCACGCGCTGCTGATTGAAGTACTCGACGCCTTTACGGCCGGACATCGCCTTGCGAATGGTGGAGGTCTCTGCCCAAGAAAATTTGCCGATCTCACGCACGATACGCATGACTTGCTCTTGGTAGATGACGACGCCCATGGTGTCGTCCAAGTATGCCGCCATAGACGGGTGTCGATACGTGAGCGGCTCCTTGCCGAGGAGGCGATTGATGTAGGTGTTGGTTGCGCCGCCACCCAGCGGACCAGGACGCGCGAGGGCCGTGATGTGGTCCAGTTGTTGAAATGAATTGACCAGTATCTGCGTGCTAACGCGCCGCTGCGCGGCACCTTCGAATTGGAACACGCCAGCGAATTTTTTGTTGTTGATCACCTCGAATGCTTTCGGGTCGTCGAGCGTCAAGTCATACAGCTCTTGTGCACTGACGACGTTGGCGTCCTCGATCACTCCGAGCGTGCGGAGGCCGAGCGCATCAATCTTCAGCAAGTTGAGCTTTTCAGAGTCTGGCTTGTCGAGCTGAGCGATGCCGTCACGGACCACGCAGTAATTGGTGATGGGCTCGTTCCCCACCAGCACGCCTGCCGCGTGCACAGAGGTGTGCCATGCGTGGCCCTCGACGGCTCGCACGATTGCGGCTTCCGGATAGTCGACGAGGAGCTTGCGCCCCGGAGCGGTTTGCTGCAGGGTGTCCTCCAGCGAATTGCCGTAGCGCGAATCGCCAGAAGAATATTCAATCAACGAATTCAGCATGGGGTAGGTGGCATGCTGCGGAACGCCGAGCTTCTTGCAGCACTCGGCGATCGCAGAGCGCGGCTTCAACGTGCTCACATTGCCCAACCGAGCGACGTTGTCGCGCCCGTACTTGTCGGCGAGGTACTCGAAGACAGAGTCACGCTGCCGATCAGAGAAGTCGATGTCGATGTCTGGCAGGTCGGCGCGGTTGACGTCGATGAAACGCTCGAAGAGCAAGTTGTGCGGCAGCGGGTCTACCTCGGTGATCTGCAGCAAGAAGCAAACCAGCGATCCGGCCGAGGAGCCGCGTCCCGGTCCGACGAGCATGCGCTGCTTGGCCCAACGGACCAGATCGCCGACAACGAGGAAGTAACTCTCGAAGTGTTTCTCCTTGATCATTTCCAGCTCGCGCTGGAGCCGCTCCTCGTACTGCTTTGTCCAGCGCGCGATGTGGCCTGTGCTGACGCGGTAGGCCTTCCCGGCGAGCGCCTGTCCTACTAGGTCGCCGTCGAGCTGTATGATTGGCGCCTTGGGTAATCGCCACCCGCTCAACCGTTCTGCCACTTCATGCGTGTTGCGCACAGCTTGCCGCCACTCCTCGTCCGTCAGCCAAGGCAACGCGGCGCGCAGCTCTGCGTCGCTCAGCAGCCATTGCGGCGTGATGCGCTTGTCGTCGCGCAGCGCGAGGAACGCCTCCCAGTCCTCTTCGGCAGGGAATGCGTTGTCGGAAGTGACCACCAGCGGCTTGCCCGTCGAGCGTGCGAGCTCCACCGCCTTGATTCCAGCCAACAGCGATCTGGGGTTGGTGTCGACGTAATCGAACGTCTCTGGGTCCGTCAAGCCGCACCCCGCGAATCGGAGGGCGAACGGCGCCGCCCGCACCCAGTCCTCCATCGTCGGGGCAGGCGCGTGGCTCAACCAACCATACAGCCCCCGCGTGTCGCGCGCCAGCACCCAAGCGGCAGGGCTCCGTTCCCCCGCCATCGGCACAACGATCTCGGCACCGAACAACGGCTCCACCCCCACGGCAACCAGCGCAGCTTCCCACCGCACGTGCCCCCACGTGTTCGGGTCGACGATGCCTGCTGCGGGGGCGCCGAGCGCCTGCAGCCGCTCAGCAACACGGCCGATCGGCCCGTATGCCCGTCGGAAAGTGAATTCCGTACGCACCCGGAGTTGAGGCAACGGTTTCAATGAGCTTCTCCTGTTGAACGATTGTGGCGAGTGCCCGAACGTCGTCGAGCGCGCGGTGCGTTTGCTGATACGTGTTGCCTGTGATTGCCTCGAAGAGCTCGACGAGCCTTGGGCGCCGCCCCCACAGCGGCTCGTAAAGTTGCGCGGTGCAGAGATTGTGTTTTGGCCATGGCCACCATTGCAGTGCGCCGATCCGCGTCAGCTCGCACCAGAGAATCCAGTGATCGAAGGGGAGGTTGTGCGCGACGAGGATGTCTGCACCGCTCATCAACTCTCGAACCGCCTCGATGTGCGTCGCAAAGGGGTGCTGGTGCTCCAGCGCCTCGTTTGTGATGCCGGTGATCTTGGTGATCTCTGCGGAGATGGCTTGCCCTGGATGGCACAGGAAGTTCAGCTCCCCGTGCTCGGCGCCAGAGGAGTCCACCAGCACTCCGGCGAACTCAATGGCACGAGGCTGCAAGTGCGCGCGTGCATTCGGGTGGAACGGCAATCCCGTCGTTTCGAAGTCAAACACCAGCGCTCGCATTTCAGCCGTCTTGCCCAAGCACAGGGTCCTCGATGCGGACGATGAATTTCAAGTCGGTGCCGAGAATGTCTCGCGTGTCGAAAATGCAATAGTGATACTTGCGACCGTTTCTCACCAAGTAAGGATTGGTGTGCCGGCTCGTGAAGACTTCTTGTGCGATGGGAATTCCTTCGGCCTTGAAGAGAGCCTTCCAAGCGTCCAATTCGCCTTCGGTGCAGTGCATGCCGAGGTGTGAAACGCTCGGCCTCGCATTCACCACCCAGTTTGGCCCGTCGACATAATCGAGCAGCTCCAACTCATTGCCGTCGAACGCCTCGTAGTTGAAAGCGAGGTTGGCGACATTGGTGCCTTCGGCGCCGCGCACCGTTCCCGTCGCGAGCACGGTGTCGGTTGTCCAGGTGACGAGGCCGATCTTCTCTAGCAGCTTGATTGCTGCAGGCGCTCGCAGAGGACAGAGAGCCACTTGTTGAATCTTGAATTTCACTTTATGCTCCATATGGAATGTCACACCCAGCCAGGAACTTGTGCCGCTCCTTGCTGGAAAGGAGGAACGTCAGGAATTCCGCAACGGCTTCTGGCGGCGTCTCTTCACCGGGCAACAGCGCGCTGAGTTGATACTTGCGCGCCTGTTCCTCGGTCCAGCCGCGTGTCGTGGTGACGCGGGAGTCGATGTGCCTTGACATGCCGGTGCCAGAGAGCTTGTTCGGAGACACGCTGAACACGGTGATGTCTGGCGCCAGTTCACGAGCGAGCTGTTTGGACAAAATGAGCGCCCCACCCTTCGAAGCGTTATAGGCCGCGGAGCAGCGCATTGGCACATGGGCGGCGTTGGACACGATGTTCACCACGGTGCCCTTGGAGGCCTTCAGAAACGGCAAGCACGCTTGCGTCATCAAGAAGATCCCCTTCAGGTTTGTGTCTACCACCCGATCCCACTCGTCTTCTGTCACGTTGGGGAGCCAGTTGATCTCGTTGACGCCAGCACAATTGATGAGCACGTCGAGCCCTGATTTGTGCAATGCCGCGACGTCGGGACGCAGCACATCAGCGCCGAACAACAGAGAGTATCCGCTCGCTTCATGCCCTGCGTTCCTCAAGGAGCGCAACAGCGCCGCGCCGAGCCCTGAACTAGCCCCGGTGATTAGTATCTTGCTCATTCAGAATTGCCTCAATCATGGCGCAGTAAACCGCGCTGTCGTGGATGGAGTCTTTGTGGCGCAGGCCGCTGATGGCGAAGCGTGAGAGCTTCACCAGCACCAGCTCGAACAAGTGGAACTGATCCGAGTGCAGCGTGGCAGCTGGCACGCCATCAGGAAACAGCGCGCGCATCATCGGGCCGACCATGCGGAAATTGTCGCCATAGACGGCGTTGCGTTCGCGGTAGGTCCTCGCCATGTCAGCGAGCACGTCTGCCGCAGAGCACGGCGCGGCATCAGGCGCAGGTGCTTTATTCATCATAGCAAGCTGGAAAGTTTGAAGTGCTTTTCGAAAAGGCAATAATCACACACCAAAGAGTTTTTCCCGTTGATGGTGACGACGTTCTCGTTGCCGCGCATTCCTCCGCGAGCACCCTTACACGTCTCGCAGCGGTCTTTGAGCTTTGCGAACAATTGCTGCGGCAGCACAACCCAGAGAAAACAGTCCCACCAGCGATTCAGTTTAGACGACACGTTGCATGTGCTCCTGCTCTTGAATTTGCAAGTGGACTCCCGGCAGCCCCTCCTCGCAGTACATCTGAACCACCGCGCGCCGATCGTCGTAAGCGGCGACGCAATCCTCCAACGGCACACCCGCGGCGCGCAGACCGCGCAGCATCAAGCGTTTCAGCTCTACGGAATTCTCAATGCACTGGTTCGCGCGGAACGTGATTCCTGCGAACCGCACCTCGTGCCGCAGCAGCCATCGCACACGGATTTCTGCATACGCCTCGGGCATGCCAGTGAGGAAATAAACCTTTGCGTCCGGCACGCGGAGCACGTGCAAATTGGCGGCAGCGTCGCAGGAGGCGGCGCGGTGATAGTTGTGGTAACGCTCGCGCCCTTGCGGCGCCACCCAATTGATGAGCGGGTAGCGCCACGTGTCGTCGCTGATGCAATTGTCAATGTCGCAGAGGATGATCATAACGAGCCCTCACATCACTCCTTCTTCGCTCGCATCTTGTCCACGATCTTGAGGAGCTTGCCGCGCTGCATGAGGTCGGGGAACGCCTCTCGGGCGAAGGCCTCGATCTCCGAGTAGTGGTCGCGGTCCTGATCGCCGAAGATAAAGTCTCGCGCCCATGGGTGCACAGCGAGCACCGCGTCCACCATCGCATTCATCACGCGCTGATACTCGTCCTGCGTGCGCCCACCGAGGCGGCTCGCCGCCAAATCCGCAAACGACCGCAAGCTGTGCTTCACCGTGATGTTGGTGGCGATGTTGGTGGGGAGAATGGCGCGTGCGTCCTCGGCAGCCACTCCTCTGGCCAGCAGCTCGCGGTAAAGTTGTGCGGTCTGCCGATTCAGCGCCTCCACTTCCCGAGCGAGCCGTGGGTCAGCAGCGAGCCGCTCCGGCATCACAAAGTCGAAGGCCGACATGTCGTTCACGCGCATCGATTGCTGCGCGTAGCTCGCTTGCCGCGTGCGGACGAACTGGTGCGTGAAGGCGCGGCTCACGCCTTCAATCAGAAACGTGTACGACACAAACTCCCACGAGCTCTTGATGGTGTTGGCGATGTACTTCAACTCCTCCAATTTACGCTCCAGCGGCCAAGCGCGAATCGTCTCCAGCAACCCCGGCGATAAATTGAGTCGCGTGGACTTGGTGAAGATGAGTTGGTCCTCGGCGTCGCGAGTGAAATCTATGAGTGTTACTTTCATGGTTCTCAGCGCCTGAAGTTGGAGGACTCGCGTGCCGGTCCGCCAGAGCGGGACATGAGCGGCTTGGGCGGCGGTACTTCAACCAGCACCACAGGCTTGTGCACACCGGCCTTCACGAGCTCTGTTTGCTCAGCGTCGTAGTAAACAACCTCCGCTGGCTTCCCTAGGCTCAGCTCTTCCGGCTGCAGCCCGACGCGCACGCAGCCATTCAACCACGTTGTCACGCACACGCATATCCCTTTCAACCCAGTGATCTTGTCTTTGATGCGATCGCCTAATTGCGGTGTCACTTCGAGCCCCTCATGTAGCGGCGGCGAGCCGCGTGGTGTATTGGTCGCCCGCGAGGAGGCGCTTGATGACGGCGATGTCGTGCACGAGATCGTCCAGCAGCACGTTGCGCCACGTGGCGAAGCGGCCGAAAGAGTAGATGCCGTAGCGCGTGGTGAGGCGCAACAGCAGCGCTCGCCGTGCCATGGGATCGACGGGCACGATCTTGCCGTACTTCTGATTGGCAGTTTCGATGTGCGAGAGGCGCCCTTCGATGCCGAAGGCAGCTTCCAGCTCCTCCTGTTCACGTTCCAGTTCCTCGCCCAAGCCCATCGACTCGGCGATTAGCAAATTGCCCGTGATGCTGGCACGGTAGAGACTAGTGCTGAGTTCGGGGAAGTAAATTGTCTGGAACACGTCGCAGTCCGTCACCGCGTAGCGGCGCACAGTGATCGGAGCGTGGGTGAATCGCAGCCCATCAGAGGCCACGCCCAACGCCTTCAACGTGACAGGCAGCGGCACCGTGCTGAGCATCGGCGGCTTGTCGTCGACGGAGCGGTGCTTGAAGTCCACCTCCGCGCCCCAGGAGATGCGCGAGCGCACCGCCTCGACAAGGCGCTCGTAAAAGTCGTCCGGCGCGACCCAACGCTCCACCGGCTCAAGCGCCCAAATGCTGCGATCGTTCTCGATGCGGCCGAGGACCTTGGAGGAGTACAAATTGGCGTGGCGCAGCGTGGGCGTGCAAAATGCGCCGTCCGACCACAGCGCCTTGCGCACCACCACCTTGCGGAATTCAACTCCGGTGAGCGCGCTGATGGCCTCGCTGCGGAACCGGAGCACCGCCTTGTGATTCTGTCGTGGCGCGGGTTCGCGCTCGACGACGAGCGCGTGCGGCCAAGCATGCGCAGCAATCAATCCCGACAGCCCCGCGCCGACGATGGTTGGGGTGACGTTCATGCCGCAGACTTGGAGTCAACTTCCAGCCACCGCACCCGCACCAGCGCCAGCACAATCGGGCGCACGTCGTACCCGAACGCCTCATTCAGCTGCGCCACGGTGGCCTTGCCACCGAACTCGATTATACGATTGACAACAGCGCGTCGATCCGAGGCACCTTGCAGGCGGCTCTTGGCGTCGCGACTGGTGAGGAACACTGCGTCGTCGTCCTCCAGGATGAATGGACGACCGACTTTGTTTTTGGCTTTGCTCATAGCGAAACACCGCTCCGCGCGAATTCTCGGGGGAAGGTATCGTCCCCGAATTTGCCGGCAAAGAAAAGCGATTTGCGGAAAATGGCGCTCATGGCTGCGGGAGCGCCTTCACGCGCGTGCTGAAACAGCGCGGACAGATCAGCGCGTGACGGTGCGTCGGGACGCCTTCCTCGTCGAGCTCGGTTGGATCGGTGAGCGAGGGCACGTCGCCTCGCCATCCGCACGCCGCACAGTCGTACATCGGGTGCCAGCCGCCCGTACCGGCTAGCGCGTCGAGCGCCAAGGCAGGCTCCCGGAACGCCGAGGCCACCTCGCAGCCCGCGCGCACCTGCTCCTCGGCGCTGTCGAGAATTTCCTTCAGCCAATCGCGCTTGCTCACGGCTGCGTTCCTTGCGACGCGTCGATCAGCTCGTGGATGCGGAGCGCGAGCATGATGGCCTTTTTCGGCACGATGTTGAGGGGCCAGGAGTCTCCGTCGCTACTGCCGTAGGCAACGAGCCCGGCAGCAATCGTCGCCGCCATCATCTCAAAGTGACGGCGCTCCGCAACGCCATACGCCGCAGCGGCTTCAGCCGCAATCGCTGTTCCGGAGGGGCGGCAAGCCGCGATGTCGTCCAGGTTCATGGTTGTGGCCTCGGTGGATTGGTGGTGGTGGCGGGGGTCTGCTGGGCTGCGTGGTCGCGCGCAGCAAGCTCGTGCAGCTCGGCGTGCTCGGCTTTGTGCTTGGCGCACATCGTGACCCACGCGCGGTCCGTGCGCGTGCACCCGCACTCCTCGCGGATCGGGCGGCTCACGGACGCTCTCCGCTCGCCTTGGCGAGCGCGGCACGGGCCTTGGCTGTTGCGTCGCGACGCTCTTGCGCCGTCGGGCCTCCGCGCGCATTGAGCACCGCTGTGACGTGGCCGAGAGCTTCGAAAAGTTCTGGCGCAACAGCGATCAGGTGCGCATCGTTGAGCCGCTGGCATGCACGCTGCACAACCTCGAGATCATGCGTGGGCGTCATGCCGTGCTCGCGCCCCTCGCGATCAACCGGCGCCCACAGTGCGCCGCCCGCGTCGCTGCGCACGACACGCTCTGGGTGCCAGCGCTTCAGCTTAAGGGCGCTCATGCCCGTGGCTCCCGGCTGAACGCGACCCGCTGGATGTCGTGCGGGTGGCTGATCTCGATGCGCTCGATGATCCGCTTGTAACCCAGTTCGAGGTTGAGCTCGCGGCGCGTGACGACCAGATCGCCCAGCGGCGTGATCTGGCGCCGGGGCGCCTTGCGCAGCACTAGGTTCAGGGTGCTCATTGTGGTACTCCTTGTTGATGAGGGGGCGGGAGATCAGGCGTGCAGCCACCCGTCCCGCTGGGCGCCTTCGATCGCGCCCTTGAGCGTTTCGCCAAAGCTCGCCCAGAAGCTTCCCCCGCGGTACCACGCCACGATCTGCTTGGGCGCGCGGGGATCGCCTTTGGCGAGGTAGAGCATGGGAGCGCCGTTCGCGTCCCAGTTCTTGACCACGTAGAACGTGGTGTAGTGGCGCAGCGTTGCGTGCTGTGCCTCGGGCAGCATGTCCAGCAGGTCCTCCAGCGTGACCTGCCGAACGAAAAAGGTGTGCGCGGAGAAAGAGGAAGTGATGGTCGTGGAGAAGGTCATGGCGTGCTCCTGGAAAATGGAGGCTTACGCCTCCACCTCCTTGGCTGGCACTGCGGCGAGGTTCGCGCGCAGCTCAGTCGTTGAAGATCGTGAGCGTGACGCGGAGGTGTTCGCTGTTGATGTTCATGGCGGGGTCCTTTAAGCAGGGTTCTTAGTGACGCGGTAGATGTCGACCGCGCGCTTGGCGCGTCCACGGGTCCAATCCACGTTGACGCCATTGCGCACGGCGAGCACGTGGGAGCGGGTGTGGATGATGTAGGTCTCGCCGTCCTGCCACACGCTCTTGAAGCGGTCGGGGTGATGCGTTGTGACGGAGCGCAAGACTTGGTGCGCCTTGGGGTAGCGCGAGATGAAATCGAAAGCCGACACGCGCGTCAGCGTGAATCCAAACTGGAAGACCGCGGCGTGCGTGTGGCGGGGGTAAGTGCCGTGCCGGTTTTTGCGCCCGACCTTGGCGAGCATGGCGTGAGCCGCGTCGTAGGTGACACCGCAGGCCGCGGCCACGGCCACCACTGCGCAGTCATTGTGCTCCCCGGGCGCGCAGGTGGAGCCCTCGCGGATCGCCTTGTAGGCGGTGTTGTCGATGGCGGTGTTGTCGATTCGGGCCATTTTCTTTCTCCGGGATCGTTTCAGTTCCGGTGGGGGTCCCGGCCTCTCGCCGGGTGAGGGGAATCAGTCCCCGCCTCCACCGTGAAGATATTATCTTCCTATTGCCACCAAAAGGCAACACTTTTGACGATAATTAATCTGTGCAGAAACAAGGACTTACGAACGGCCTTTTTCGGGCGATTCTACGGTGCAGTCAGAGGTACAGCCCCAAGGCCAATCCCAGCGCCGTGCCCAAGCCTGTGGCGGCAGCGAGCAGAAGCCAAGGCTTCCATCCCCACCCCGATTCAAGCTCTGCGCGTTCCGGAGGCAGGGATGGGCCTTCGAGGAGCTCCGGGTCATAATTGAGGCTTGCCCGGCAATCCGAACAGGTCCACTCGGCTCGGCTGAGCGTGCTCACGTCGATCCACCTCCCCTCGCACCCCGGCATGGCGTGCAATGTGCCGGGTTGCGCCCTCGGCACATTCATCGGAGTCTCTGCGCTTCGAGGATCGGGAGGTTGGCTTCCGTGGGCACGTAGATCACCTGCCCGCCTTGCTGCGTGGCCGTGTGCTCCAGAGCCTGGATCCACAGATAGCGAAGGTACTCGTCGTGGCCTTGCAGCCCATTGGCGATTATTTCATTCGCCTTCGCCACGCCGATCGCCCGCTCCACTTCAGCATCAGCGAGCATGGTGGCGGCCTCGCGTTTTGCTGTTGCCTCCTGCACAGCGATCTTGCGGTTCTGTTCTGCGCGCTTGAGTTCAGCCTCGCCGACAAGTCCCTGCTGCCAGACGTTGTAGCGCGGGCAGCCCGCCATCACAAGTGTAATCAGGCCGATCGCGATCACCCCAGCAACCATCAAGATCCGACCAACGCGCAGCGTGCCACGCTTCTCATCATAGAAAGTGCTCATGCTTCATTCTCCTCTGCCGCGATGCGCTCGCGGATGATTGTGTCACGCAGCAAGTTCCACGTGACGGTGGTGGGGATTGGGTTCGCCGCACTCATCAGTATCGCGCTCACCTCGTCGAGGCGCATCTTGGCGACCATCGCGACGAGCGCGGCGTGCGGTCCTTTGTCTCTGATTGCTCGCTGAGTGAATTCCTGATTTGTCATCGTCGGTCCTCTAGCGTACGCGCCAGTTCCGCAAAAAGTGCCTCCAGCTGCTCGCGATCGAGGTGGATGCTGATCTCGGCTTGCACCAGCGTGCCAGGACGCAGGCTAATGCAAACGCTCTCGACGTGCAGGTCCTGGAGCTTGAGCGCGGCGATCAATCTCTTGCCAAGCACTCCGTCAATTAAAACTGCCTCTCCATCTCTCATCGTTCATCTCCCAACACTTCTGCTGCTGTGCGCTCTTTGTGTTGCAGCGCGGCGGATATCTGCTCGTCGATCGTGTCTTCTGCGGCGAGGTCGATATAAAGAATGCCTTCTTTTTCCACGTCGCCAACGCGGTGCATGATGCCTGTTTTGGAGCCCTTCCGATGCGCGCGGTCCTCGCTTTGCGCGCGGGCAACCCAGTTGTAGGAATTGGAGTAATAGATCACAGCTTCCGCCGCGGTGAGCGTGAGGCCAACACCGCCAGAGTGTGGCTGCCCGACAAACACCCGGAATCGTCCGCTCATGAAGCCGTCCACTGCCTCCTCGCGCTCCTTGTCC